GCACAACTACTCGTGGGGTTCCTCGGTGCACCACCTGTGCGCTACACCAAGGAGTTTGCCAAGCAGTTGGGGGTGACAAGGGAGTCCGTAACTGAGTTTGTTGAGTGGGAGGGCAACCTAGAGAAGATGAGGGCCGTGCCACACATCTGTACCGAGCCTGAGTTGCTGATACATTGTGTTGCAGCCAAAGCAATCATTGACAACTACCGCAAGACCGCCGCGCCGGTTGTGAAATTCTGGAACCTGTGTGGGGAACTGATACACCGCAGCCTGTTCAGCGGTAAGGAGTACACGCACAAGTGCCTGACCTTTAGCAAGGGACAGATAAAACTGCCCAGTGGGATGTGCTTGCTGTACCCCAACTTGCGGCGGGGGAAGGACGAGGAAGGAAAATTGCAGTGGACGTACGGCCTAGATGCGAGTAAGATATACGCTGGCAAGATAACGAACAACGTCACGCAGGGCGTAGCAAGATGCGTGATGACAGACGGGATGCTCCGCGTAGCAAAGAGATACCCCGTCAAAGGCACAGTACACGATGAGTTGATCGCCGTTGTACCGGATGCGGAGGTTGAAGAAGCTAAGACTTGGGTCTTGGAGCAAATGACTATGGAGCCACGGTATCTGCCGGGGATTCCACTGAACGCTGACGGTGGCGCACACCGTAGGTATGGACTAGCCAAAGGGTAATCACATTGAAGATACCAAAGAAAATCAAGATAGGTCGACGATGGTACACCATCGAAGTTGTCGAGAAGATGCCCACAACAGGGCACATGGGGGAGATCGACTACCCCCCAAACCAGCACATCCGTGTTGGCTTGCGTAGCAGCAGGACAGGCAAAAGTTTCAAGCAAGAAGAAGTTGCTGACACGTTCTGGCACGAAGTGGTGCACGCCATACTGCATGACATGGACAGCAGGCTGTACCGCAACGAGACATTCGTTGGTGCGTTTGCCGCCCGTCTAACCAAAGCAATCAACTCAGCGAGGTTCTAAATGACCAAGGTAGTATGGAGCCACTCATCCCTCAAAGACTTTGAGGGCTGCGCCCGTAGGTATCACGAAATCAAAGTTCTTAAAAAATACAAGTTTCAAGAAACAGACGCAACGCGATACGGCACGGACTTGCACAAAGCGGCAGAAGACTACCTTGCTGATGGGGTGGTACTGCCATCCCGGTTTGCCTTTGTCAAGGACGTTCTGGATGTGCTCGACAAGAAGCCCGGACGCAAGCTGACGGAGCACAAGATGGCGCTGACAGAAAAGCTGCGTACCTGTGCGTGGGACGCATCTGATGTGTGGGTGCGCGGCATAGCTGACTTGCTCATCGTTGATGATGAGAACCTGACAGCGTGGGTGGTGGACTACAAGACGGGCAACAACAGATACCCTGACAGAGAGCAGCTTGTGCTGATGTCACTGCTGGTGTTTGCCCACTTCCCCCACATCAGACAAGTCAGGTCGGCCTTGCTGTTTGTTGTTAAGAACGACATGGTTAAGCACAACATGTCTGTCGATGAAACCAAAGATGAGTGGCAGCGCTATCGTGAGCGTTCAGCACGCATTTCCGCATGCATTGACAGTGGCGTGTGGAACCCCAAACAAACACCACTATGCGGGTGGTGTGCAGTGAAGAGTTGTGAATTTAACCCCAAGCACTAGGAGAACAGCATGACACAAGTCAACGGCAAGCGTGACTACAAACACGCATATGTTTTGCAAAAGAAAAGCGGAGAGACAAAAGACTTTCTTGAACGACAGAAGGCACGCCAAGCATACGATGCCAAAGGCATTGATCGAACGGGGAAAGACATTGATCACATCACACCGATACGCAAGGGAGGCAAGTCAACACCGGGCAACACCCGACTGCGTAGCCCCAAAGCAAATCAAAGCGATAACAAATAACACGGAGAAGCAATGGAAATCATAGAAAACAAAGCACTGCTACTACGAACTCGTGACCCCGGTAAATACGGCATCATCCCCAAGAGTCGAGTCGTTGAGCAGCACGAAGACGGGTCGGCCTCGGTAGCAGTTTACTGGGGGTTGGAAGAAGCAAAGGTGCTTAGAAGCTTAGGCGTCAAAGATGTACCCTCGCCCATAACCAAGCGCTATCATTGGCCCGGACGTTACATACCGATGGCGCACCAGATCGAGACAGCGGGGTTCCTAACCCTGAACCGCAAGGCGTTTTGTTTTAGTGAGCCGGGTACAGGCAAGACCTTGAGTGCGCTGTGGGCCGCAGACTACTTGATGTCACAAGGTGTGGTACGAAGGTGTTTGATACTGTGCCCCCTGTCCATCATGCACAGCGCGTGGTTGTCGGACATGACCAGCAGCATCATCCATCGTTCTGCCATCGTCGCCCACCATGCTCAAGCTAGTCGGCGCATTGAGATGGTGCAGCAGAACTACGAGTTCGTCATTACCAACTACGATGGGTTGAACCTGATTGCGGATGAAGTGCGTAACGATGGGCGGTTTGATTTGGTGATTGCGGATGAGGCCAACGCCTACAAGATGCCCACTACCAAAAGGTGGAAGTCGTTGCAGAAAGTTGTCACACCTGACACCTACCTGTGGATGATGACCGGCACACCCGCTGCACAGTCTCCCGTGGATGCGTACGGGCTTGCCAAGTTCGTTAACCCCAACGGTGTGCCGAAGTTCTACACAGCATGGCGGGATCAGGTGATGAACAAAATCACGATGTTCAAATGGGCTCCCAAACCAAGTGCGCCTGAGTCTGTGTTTGCTGCCTTGCAGCCTGCGATACGCTTCACCAAAGCACAGTGCCTTGACCTGCCGCCTGTCATCACAATGGTGCGCGAAGTGCCGCTGACCCCACAGCAAAACAAGTACTACGTGATGCTCAAGGAACAGATGCTGGTGCAAGCCGCAGGGGAGACTATCACGGCTGTGAACGCTGCTGCGGGTGTGAGCAAGCTGTTGCAGATCAGTTGTGGGGCTGCGTATACAGACACAAAGGAAGTGGTGGAGTTCGACTCATCCCCGCGCCTTGCTGTGCTGGAGGAAATACTAGGAGAGACACAGCGCAAGGTCATCATCTTTGCCTTGTTTCGTAGCACCATCTCAGCGATACACGCACACCTGTTGAAGCGGCACATAGCAACCGAAATGATCCACGGCGACATACCCCCCATCAAACGGGGAGACATCATCAGGCGCTTCCAAAACGAGCCTGAACCAAGGGTGTTGGTGATGCAGCCAGCAGCATCCGCACACGGCATCACACTGACCGCCGCCGACACGGTGGTGTTCTACGGCCCCCTGATGTCTGTGGAGCAGTACACGCAGTGCATTGCCCGAGCCGACCGCAAGGGGCAGGACTCAGACAAAGTTACGGTGGTGCACATTCAGGGATCACCCATAGAAAGACGCATGTTTAAAGCCCTTGGAGAAAAAGTGAGCGACCACTCCCTACTAACCAAGCTGTTCGACATTGAAATTAAAACAGGGAAGGGGTTGCAAATGTAAAAAAAACTACTACACTGTCCAACCCTTGACAAAACTACATGGAGAAGCAAATGGAAACAGAAGTGATTGAGGTGCTGCCGCTTGATCGGCTTGCCAAAATCTACCGTAAGATGCGTTCCGCAATTGAGGTCTTGACGAAAGAGTACGACACTCAAGTCGAAGCCATCAAGGAGCAGCAGGAGGGCGTGAAGAACGCCATGAAAGATCAGATGAAGGCGCTGGGCGTCACATCTGTGAAAACAGCAGAGGGCACGGTCATACTCTCCGTGAAGACCCGCTACAACACGCAGGATTGGGACTCGTTCAAACGATTCATCATCGAGAACGAAGCCGTTGACTTGCTGGAGAAGCGGATCGCACAGAGCAACATGGCGCAATTCTTGACAGAAAACCCCGGACTCGTACCTCCGGGACTCAACTCATCGTCTGAGTATGACGTAAGCGTACGCAAACCAACTTAACAGGACTATCAATGGAAATCATGCTTTTTAACTCTAAGACTGCCCCCGCTCACGTTCGCGCAGGGCAGCTTTCCGAAACTGCCAGAGCCTTGTCGGGTGGTGCAGGTAACAACATGAAGCGCATCAGCACAAAAGGTGGTGTGTTTCGTTTGATGGCTGGCGGCAAAGAGGTTGCCAACATTGAGGAGCGCCACCTTGATATCGTGATCGTACTAGCGGCCCCCAAGGTCAGCCGCATTTTCTATGCAGCAGCGTACGACAGCGACAAGATTGCGCCCCCTGATTGTTCTTCCACAGATGGCGAAACGCCTGATGCGGGTGTGCCCAACAAGCAGTCCGACAGTTGCATGGGTTGCCCCCAGAACATCGCTGGCTCTGGCAACGGCAACAGCCGTGCGTGCCGCTACCAACAGCGTCTGGCTGTGGTGCTGGAGGATGCGCCCGATGGTGATGTGCTGCAACTCACGCTGCCAGCAACGTCTATCTTTGGTAAGGATGAAGGCGACAAGCGCCCCCTGCAAGCCTACGCACGGTTCTTGGCAAACCAGAACCCCCCGGTTAACCCCGAGGCGGTTGTGACCCGCATGCGCTTTGATACCAAGGCCGAAGCTCCCAAGCTGTTCTTCCAACCCATGCGCTGGCTGACAGACGCCGAGTATGCTACCGTCATGCAGCAGGCTGCTACGCCTGATGCCAAGCGTGCGATTGCATCCACAGTGGCGGCGGCAGACGGTGTTAAAGTTGAGCCGCTGGCTCTGGCAGGCAAGGCTCCTAGCAAGCCCCCCGTTGTTGCTGAGGAAGATGATGAGGAGGTTGCGCCGCCACCGCCAAAAGCGAAGAAGGCCAAGCCTGCTCCAGCAGCAGCAGTAGAGGAGGACGAAGCAGAACCCGAGGTGCGTAAACCCGCAACCAAGGCAACGGCTGTCCCGGCTAAAAAGGGAAGCCTGTCCTCTATTGTGGCTGATTGGGACGACGAGTAATATGTTGCTGGGGTACAAGCAGCGGTCGCACTGCGTGGGTCGGGGTGGGTAGACTCCTCGTTAATTGATCCATACACATCCACGACTGCGTTTCCTGACTTGTACCCCACACTTAATACCTATGGCCTACTCACAAAAAATTATCGGACTCGTGGCGTCCACCCCTAAAACACTGGGCAACCAGCTAGGGCGGTGGGCAGTCCATCTCGATTTTCCCGTAACCAAAATATCCCGCGCACTGGGTGTTACCCGTCAAACAGTTTATAACTGGTTCACAGGTACTGAAGTGTTCGTTGGCTATCGTGGGCGCGTGGAACTGCTTTTAAAAATTATGCAAGCATCATCCACAGCAGATGAAGCATGGAGAAAAATATGCAAGGAATACAACCTCAAACCCTGACCGATGCAGAACTGGCAAAGTATGCCTACCTGCAAGGAGCGAAGGGATTAAGCCCAGAATGGGTAACAGAACTCATCACACGATTTGAATCGCTGCTGATGGACTATGAGGAGTTAGAAGCCAAGCTAGAAGCAATACTGTAAACAAGGACAGACATGACCCCGCTTGAATTCCTAGCGGTTGTTTTACCGTCCCCACAATACGGCTTGTATTGCGCGGCAGAACTCAGCACAAATAAAAGAGAGCATACCTTTGTTCAAAACTTGGAGGACATGTACCCCACCGTAACCAACTGGGTGGGGGACAACAAAAACGTCTACTTTGCGTTAGCATCTTATGACCCTGCGGTTGCAAAAATCAAAGGGAACAAGGACAGACGCACTGCCGATAACGCACGCTGGATAAAAGCGTTCTTTATCGACATGGATAATTACACATCCAAGAAGGCGGCAGCTACGGCACTTGATGGGTTCCTGACCAAGACAGGTCTGGGAGCGCTAGGTGTACCGTGGATTATTGACTCTGGCGGTGGACTGCATTGTTACTGGCCCTTGAAGGATGCCGTTGACATAACAACGTGGAAGCCAATCGCAGAGAACCTGAAGCGCCTCTGCAAGCAGGAGCAACTCACCATCGACATGACGGTGACTGCCGATGCCGCACGGGTGCTACGCATCCCTGACACCACCAACTTCAAACCGAAGTACACAACGCCGCGCCCCGTGCGCTTGGTGGCGGAAGGTGATGTGTTTACCCTTGCTCAGTTTGCCAGCGTGATCCGGGGGCAGCTATTGGGATCGGTTTATGAGACCAAACCCACTAGCACGCTGGGGCTGGCGGGGGTGCGCCCTACGGCATCAGTGACGCCAACCAGTATCAAACTGTTTGAGAACAGCGCAACACGGTTCAAAACAATCTGGCTGGCTACACAGAACGGCAGGGGCTGCGGACAGTTGGCGCACTACGCACTGCATGCTTCAGAGGACGGCATGGAACCGTTGTGGCGGGGCATGTTGTCGCTCACCCAGAAGTGCGTGGACGGGGACAAAGCCTCGACATGGTTGAGCAACATGCACCCCTACGACCCTGACCGCATGCACGAGAAACTGCGGCAGATCAAAGGCCCGTACCCATGCGCCAAGTTCGACTCTGAGAACCCCGGTGTCTGTCCCCAGTGTGAGCATTGGGGGCGGCTTACCAATCCACTGGCACTGGGGCGTGAGGTGATGACGGACAACACCGAGCGTGAGATTGAGATTAAAACGGTAGCCGCCAGCACCGTTGTGGAAGATGCGCCGATTAAAGTAACCCGCCCCAAACCACCTCGCGGCTACAGCTACGGCGCTCGTGGTGGTGTTTTTTGTGAACGTATTGTGGAGGACGCAGATGGTGTTAAATCAAAGAAGCAAATAATGATCTTGCCGTACGACATGTTCGTGGTAGACATACTCAACCACAACGCTGAACATACGGTGCACTTAATGGCGCTTCGTCCCGAAGCCGCTACCGATATAACCATGCCTATGAAGGCGATTGTAAGTAAGGATGAAACTGTGAAAGCACTAGCTCAACAAAACATAATCTCCTCGTTTGGAGCAAACAACGACAAGAACCTTGCGGATTACGTTCGCGCTTGCGTAGAACAATCCAGCACCACCAAGGTAGCGGTCAAAGTACCCGACAGCTACGGATGGCAACCAGACAACTCATATGTGTTTGCTGGCCGCATTTTTACCAAGGACGCAGCGCCCATCTGTGTGCCCATGCCGGGGCTGGAGAATCTGACGGTCAACACTGAACCCAAAGGCACACTGGACAACTGGCGCAAGTTCATACAGATGCTCATCAACCGCAGGATGTACTCGCACCTCGCCATCATGCTGGCAGGAGCCAGCGCCCCCTTCATGCGCTTCACAGGCATCTACGGGCTGACGTACCACTGCGCGTCCACAGACTCAGGCACAGGCAAGTCACTGGCGCTAGAAGCGGCAGCATCCATCTGGGGCCATCCCACCCACTACCGCACAGGCAAGGGCACTTCTCCAGTTGCCATGCAGCAGCGTCTGGGTCTGCTCAACAGCCTGCCGCTCATCACAGATGAGATCACCAGCAAGAACCGGGCAGACTTCGAATGGTTCCCGGCGTTTCTGTTGGATATGACTGAGGGGCGCGGCAAGGAGCGTATGGAGTCCGGGGCCAACAAGGAGCGTTTGAACCTGTCCACATGGATGACAACCTGCTTGATGTCATCCAACACCAACGCCGTGGACTACCTGACAGGTGGACGCAAGCACGCCTCTGAAGGAGAACTGCGGCGGCTGTTGGAGTTCGTGCAGAACGAGAAACTGAAATGGGAACCGCATGAGATTGAGGTCATCAAGTCTCTGCAAGAGAACTACGGCGTGGCTGGCTACGTGCTGTCTGACTACTTGGCTAAAAACTTTGACGCCTTCCCGGAACTGGTGTCTGGCAGCGTCAGACGCATGTATGTGGAATTCAAAGCCACCAATGATGAGCGCTTCTGGATGGCAGGGGTCGGTGCGCTGGTGACCGCTGGGCTTGTCATGGGCAGCAAGCACGCTAACATCATCGACTTGCCTATGGCCCACATCATCGCCCACCTCAAGACCGTTGTAGAGGGCATGAGGGCAAACATGAAGCACAGCGCAAAGAACGCAGAGGATGTGCTGAACGCCTACACCCGTGAGTCATACGGCAACTTCATCGTGATCCACGAGGTGGTCGGGGGCTACATGGCAACGCTTGGATTGGAGGACGACCAGAAGATCAACTGGCGCGAACTCACCCGATCTAACGTAGCAGGACGCATCGAACACGGCGTCACTGAGGGGTACATCGACTACTTCATTGAAGAGCAACTGCTCAAGGCGTACTGCTCATCCATGAGCTTTGGGTATGCCGAATTCAAACGACAGTTGTCGGGTATGTGCCGGGTGGAGTTTATAAAGAAGGACATGATGGCACGCACCAAGGGGCCACAGATGCGGGTTAACGTGATGAAGATTAGCCGCCGAATAGGGGAGGTCGATGATGCCATTGGTGATTCGCTACCCGTGGCGACAGATTGCACGGGGGCAGGGGTTTTTCATCCCCTGCCTTGATATTGAGGCGGTAAGGGAGGAGGGGCTAAAGAAAGCGCTCTCCCTCCGCATGCTGGATGCCCGTGGTGTTACGGGCATCCGCAAGGGGTTTACGGGCGTGTGGTTCTATCGGTTAGCCGTTCGAAACTCACCGCAATCCGGTTCTGCTCCACCTTGATCTTGTCCAGCATGTTGTCCTTCTGCGCCGTGGTCATCGTGGGGTGCGCCCGTATCTTGCGTTCCACCGCATACAACTCGCCCAAGCGTTTGAATGTTTGCCCGGACGTAGCGGCAGCAGCTAGTTCATTGGCGTAGCGTTGTGCAAACGCTGCGGCTTCCGCACGTTGCCCACGTTCCACCATGTTCACATAGGTCTGCCGTGCTTGTTGGATTCGTTCCATGTGGTCATAGGCCGCATCAATAAACCCACGCCCTTCAGCCGACTGAAACAAGCCCCCGATCAAGGGCTGTTTGTTCAACGGCACAGAGGCTTTCTCTCCTGTGCCACTGGCCCCTAACAGCGGGTCAAAAACTTGCAGCAGCGCCACACCCAAGCCACCTGTGTACCCACGCACAAGGTGCGTCAGCATGATGGGCGACACGCCTGCCATCCCGGTTACTGACCCGGCTATGCGTAGCGCTTCAGGTGTCGTGTCTTTGAACCGATACTCGGCCTGTATCTTCTTCTCTCGTTCAGACTCAATCGGGCCAACGGTAGTGCTTCCGTAAAACGCCTCTAGCACAGGCTTGGCGGCTGCTGGGACTACGCCCGGAACCGATTGCGCCAGCACACCGCCCATG